TAACTGAAGTTTAGTATCGCTTGTGCATCTCTGATTGCATAATAAATACCGTCACCCCAAATTGATTCTGGATTCTTCTGCCAGTTACAAAAATGGAAAGGTAAGGTGTCATCAAACGGATTTTCCGCTACCTTAACAACTACATCACCAATAACAGTAATTACCACAGAAATAGCATCTGGAATATCCTCTGATTCAATTGGTAAATGAGGGGCTAAGTCCTTACCATCTAGTCTACCCCAAAATTCTAAAACCTCAAACTTCTTTAATCTTGTTGATGATGATTCATCAAATTTCTTTGGATGTTCACTAACATCATATCCTCTTGCAAGCCCAATTTCTTCTTCTATAACCTTGTTAAGAGCACCCGGTACAAAACCTTTTGCTGTTTTTGCAAGTTTTCTAAGTTGTATTTTACTAAGGAATGATCTTTGAATTACATAATCTGCGTCTTCTGCATTAATTGCTTCTGGTGATGGGAATATATTCCATATACTCACGAATTTAACCGTGGGCATTAATTCCGCTTCAAGATACGACTCAACTGCAACCATTTCATCCGCAGTTTGGACTGTAGTGTAGACAGGGAAGTTTTTATATTCAAGGGCAATACCCTTCGTGCATCCTGTGCCGTACAAGCACATTTCGTGTATAGCGTGTTGAACTTGCTCGTTATAGTTAGTCCTGTCAAATATGTCACGAATCTTAAACTCCATCTGCTTAGAGCGTTCAATAATCGCATCCTCAAGCAAGTCAGGTCTATCTGGTGGTGTTTGTATATCGGGAGGATAAAACCGGGGCTTACGGCTTGGCGTAATGCTAAACGGTACTTTCCCATCTTCAAATAATAACGTATTAACCTTAATCTTCGCTGAATTAACTTTACGCCTAGTTTGATTGACAAAGATACCCCTTTCATTCGCCAGTTCATTAGCCTTTGATATCTTTGACGGATATTTTCCTCTGTACGCATCATATGCCTCCACCCAGTGTTCTTCGTGATCTCTACGATATTCTTTAGCCTCCTCAAACTTCTCTTGCACTACATCTGCAAAGTCGTCTAAGTCTGCCTCCACTACTTTAACTTCAGCAACAGCTACCGCTTCTGGTTCTGCTGATTCGTATTCTGCCATTTATTATTTTTCTCCGTTATCTTTTGTTATTAATATAGTATCCCCATTTTCCATAGAAAGTTCAATATTTTGTGTAACCTCTACTTTGGACGCTAATTTATCTGCAACCCTATGTATAGCCTCTGACAGAGCCTGTACAAATAAACACCCCTCTTCTTCACCTAATGACTCACAGGCTACATCTGTTAAATCATTAAGTATAGGGTCTAGGTCATCATATAGTTTATCAAGATTTAGGGTAGGATTACCACCAAAATCTCCTTGAATTACATTATTCATAAGCCTGATGGTTGAAAAAACTTTAATTCTGGTCTCATATATCTACGATTAACAGTTTTATTCCACTCAGGTAACGCTGGAAACATCTTACACCCAAAACAGGCAATTGCCAACGCCATAACACAGTCATCATGTGAACCTGATTGAGCCGCCATCCTACCGTTAGGAAAATTCACGAATGTTTGTAACTCATCCAGTAATTTAGGGCTTTTTATATTTATTTCATCTTCACGTATTAATTCCTTTAAATAGTCAATAATAAGTGGTTTTGACTTAACTGTAGTGTGAAACCCTAGCTTTCTTGCTGATCTACTTGATCTTTCGTCTAATATTTTTTCTGAATATATATCTGGATAGAGGTGTACATCTGATAAAAATTTTAATGTAACAAGTCCGTGATTATTTCTTTCTATTAGTAATTTTGCATTATTATACCATTTTCCTAAACTTGCAAGTTGCCATCCAAATAAATCAGGGTCTATTTTTACCCTGAGCATTGCAACTTCATCCATATTTTCAGCATTTAGTACTACAGCTACACTCCAATCTGTGTCTCTCCCTACATCTATACCCTCTGATACATCCGCACCAATCCTATATTCTCTATTAGGAACAGGTCTTTCCCATACTTGAAGACCCCCTTCATCCATTGCCTCTATTACATATTTTTCTCCACCTTTTTCCTTCCAAGACTGTACTGGTATATGAAATCCCTCAGAAGGTCTTTCTCTCTGGAGTCTTTGAGATTCTAATACAAGTTTACCCATTACATCCATATCAAAAACCCCACGCCCTGTTGTTACAAAGGCTTCACGTGCATTCGTTGGAAATTCCTGATGAAATTTTCTTAGGTCATTTTGGCACTGTGTTTTTATACACTGCCTGCGCCAGTTAAGGTTTTCTAGGGTTACAGTAAATTTCTTTATTTCGTCTCCTAAGTCATACTCACAGGAAACACCTAATAAAGATTTTTCTGCGTCACCACCATATCTTTGGTCTTGACCTAATTCCTCCTTGAATTTTTCTTTTTCTTCCTCTGAGGTAAATGGTTTACTGTAATAACTATATATATACCACGGAAAAAAGACACTCTCCCATCCTGAGTTTCCTTCTGCGGCATCCCAATACATATCGTGAAATACTCCACCTACCCCCTGCGCTGTAGATTCAATTACCGCCTCCGTGTCAAATCCTTGTACTACGCAGTTTAATAATCCTAAAAGATAATCCTCACCCCCGGCTGTCCAAGATGCTACTTCACTACAATGTAAATAGTCTATTTTACTACCACGTACTTCTCGTCCACCTACCGTTGAAAGTGAGTATGAGGAATTAAGGCCACCTCCTTCACTTCCCCAGTGTAGGTCTCTTCTACCGCTATATTTTAATTGTGGTTTTACTTCTACAGGAAGGTTTTGTTCCATTGTACGTGTCATTGCAAACATGACATCTGTAGCCGCCTTACTATGGGTGGTAATTTGTACCACCTTATTATGGTTCATAGCCGCATGACGGAAGTACCTCCCCTGCACATATGTGGATATACCAAATCTACGAGCTTTTAAGACAATCATCCTAACGTGTTGATGTTCTTCTAATTGTCTCTGCATCATAGAATGCATAATACCCTGTACCTCGTTGAGCTTAAATGGTATAAGCTCCCCTGTTCCAAAATTCTGTATCTTTAAACAGGTATTAAAGTATAGAAGTGGGTCAGATTTAAGTTTCCGTACAAGCTCAACTATCTCCTTTTGTTCCATTACTTCTCAGAACCTTTTACTTTCTTATCTAATTGCTTTAACTTTGTTGTTGCTACGTCTACTGTAAAATCAACTATTACTGGTAGTAAATCCCTAAAACTTAGGGCTATCAGGAATATGACTAGGTATTCAAACTCCTTATATGCCTCTAAATATGAGATTTGGAATATATAGTAGACAAATAACATTCCGCTACCCATATATACTATATTCCTAAAAAAATCTGCTACTACACTCTTACTATTTCTAAATAATACTAATACTGAGTAGAAGAATATAAAAATGATCATTAAGATCATATTCTGCTGTTCTGTAAAAAATTCTATCATTTATATTCCTATAGAGATGGGTTTCCTTTTTTTTGTATTAAATCTATTATTTTAGCACGGCCCTCGCATTTATTGTCAAATGCCTGTTTATATGCATCACTGCATTGACCGCCTATTAGAAGGCTAAAACTTGCTTCGTAATTATCATTCGTGTCATCCATCTCATGATCAATAATTTCTGCAATTTCCAGCATTCGCTCTGTTACTACTGTTTCAACGCTGTCTTCAAAGCTGGTTATCATATAACCTAACCATAACACAGCAAATACTAATACCCATATTGCTCTAGTTAATTTTACAGCTAATACTGGTTCTACGTGTTGATTTTCGTTTATTTCTGCCATTGTTTCCTTGTATTTCTATGTGGAGGTGTCTCTTCTACGCATTGTCTATAGGGGTGTAAATATACCCAGTTTTTAGCTATAGTTCCCCTTTTTAGACCATTATCTTCCCAATAACCATAACATCCATCAACAATACGTACAGTCTCACAACTAGTAGTTATTTTCCATATTACTAATATTAAGCATAACAGTAATAATCTTTTTAATATACTCATTTTCCTCATTAAAAAAGTGACGGCCCCACCGAGGTACTAAGGGGGAAGTAGGGCCGTCAGGGGCTGGAGACAAAGCCCCTTTCCCATATTCTATACAAAACAGTATAACATACAAGGGCGTATAAATGCGAGTAACTACTTTATGTATGATATAGGGGGGCGTGTGGCACCCTGCCCCCACCAAAAAATATAGGAAAATCAAGATTCCATTCTTTGCCGTATTTTTTCCTGAAGGAAGTGATCCGCTCGATCCTACCTAGTTGACTGTAATCATTCGTTTTTCTGGAGTAATGTCCTTTGTTTCATCCTTTAGAATCTGCTCAAATGAATGTGAGTGCAGGATTCTCTTAGGCTCATTTAACTTAGGCTTGTAGCCAAGCAAATTACTCAATTCTGCTAGGATTGAGGACGCATCCTTGTACCTCTCATCGGCTCTAGCTAACTGATATAATTGATATTGTTCCTGTACTATCTGTTCCTTACTGATTGCGGAGGATTGAACCGCAAATTCCTCCTGTCTCCTTATTTCTCCCTGTATTTTAGGCTTTGCTAACATCCTCGATGCTTGCACACTGGAACCATTCTCACTATAACCTGCTGATATGACAGCGTTTGTTCCATGTCCTCCATTCTTTACATATGCATTACAGAACCTTTGCTCCTTTATGTTCAACTTAACATCCTTCATAATCCCTTGCTATTACTAGGTTTATCTCTTACCATTTTAAATTTAACTTGACAATACTTCAAATGTCTGTAGAATTTGACACTCCTTGACCGATGGAGGTCAGGGAGTTAACCAATAATATCATATAGGAGACCAAGATGAAAGTAGTAGCTAAAGAGAAGATCAGTGACAATCTATCCTTACACGTAGTAACAGGAGAGAATGAGTCTCTGACTGAGAAACTACACAATACTGTATTACTTGACGATGGGTACTATGCTTACTTT